TTACGAAGCCGTGACCTAACGCGTGATGCGCTCAAGCTCGTTCAGTTGAAACGTCACCTTGCCGCGCGCCCCGTGCGTCCGCTGAGCGTGCCGCAACACAACCGTACGGATCGTCATGCGCTCCGTCTCCCCATCATCCCAGTGCTGATACCCCAGCGTCGGCACCGACGTGAACAGGCGGATTGCCTCCCACAGATTGTCGGCCGTCAGTTCGTCCGGCGCCGACCGGTCAGAGTCCAAGCTCAGCCGCTCGCCGTCCGCTGCGTAAGCCGTGATCTCAAAGTGTGCTTCGGTGTGCATGTCGTTCCCTTCGCCGTCCGGAGCGGCCAGACTACTCACGTGAGTAGGTAAACGCAAGAGAGCCCCGCCCACCAACCCGAAGGCTAGTGAGCGGGGCTCAAGTGGTGGCTACCGGTTGCGCGGCAGCAGCAGCGAATCAACGATCGCGTTCAGGTCGGCGAGAGTGCCACTGTTCGAAATGGTCAGCGCCGTAGGCCAGTTGTCGAGCGCCGTCTCAGACTGGTGCGCGTCCGGCGTGTCAGTGCCCGGCCGCGTAACCCGGATCAGCGCGAAGCCACGGTCCCGGAGGGCGCGCGCTTCGTTCTCGTACCGCACGTCAGTCACGACGACCGGCAGACCCAGGTTCTCCGCAGCGTCGATAGCGCCGAAGGCCGCCCGAATCCAGAACCCGGGGTCGATATCCCGGACCGTCTGCCCGACGTGCTGAAGCACCCGCCGAACTTCCGGATAGGTCACCTTCGCGTAGTCCCAGCCCACAGCGCCCACGAGCGTCGACAAGCGGCAGTGCACGCCGTACGAAGTGGGAATGAGCGGGTCAACGCGGAGCGCCGCCGACTTCAGTGAGTCCGCGAACGCCACGCGCTGATACCCGTAACGGAGTCGGAGCCGGGCACCCACGGAGTCCTTACCCGACTGGGCGCGCCCGATGATCCCAATGCTCTTGTAGTAGGCCATGCCGGTCCCTTCGCTGACAGTGTCACCTGCCAGGAAGGGAGTCGGTCACCTAGGCGCCCACTACGGCGCGAACCATCGCGATGACAGCGGCGCCCGGGAAGTCGGGCCGGACGGCAGTGATCACGCCGACCACGCCGACAACAACGGAGCTGACAACCTTCGGATGCGCCTTCGCCCATGCGAGTGCCCGGCGGAGTAGTGCCGCCTTCGGCTTGCTGTGGTCGCCCATGGCGCCCCCTTACTGTGAGTGAAGATTGGTGCCGGAGCCGGCATGCCCTAGACCCGTACAGAATCGGACATACCGGCTCCCGCGGAATGCACGCAGAGTGACGAAGCTCAGACCTTCGGAACCTTCAGCCGGTCCCACGAAGCCTTACCGGGCCAACCGTCAGCGTCGCCACCCAGCCGCGTAGAAGCACCCGGGTACAGCTTCAGTTGCCACTTCTGGTAGCTCAGCCGGTCAGCCTCAGTCCACTGCCGACCCGGCCCAACCCGGTACGCGGAACACCCGACAGCGACGAGCCGCTTACCCATGGCCGTGACGATCGGAGAGTTCGGGTTCCGCTTGAACCACGCAGCGCCCGGGAACGGCTCGTACTTCGGCTTCGGCTTCGGCTTCGGCTTCGCCGCCTTCACGCTGCCCGTCGCGCTGTGCTTGTACCCGAACTTCTCGGCGTTCGGATCAGCGGACACACCCCCGGCAACATCCGGGTACCCGTACCCGTACACGTACGCGTCACGGCGCCGACGAACCTTCACGTACACGCCGTCGCCCTCAGCGCTGCCCGACGCGTTCGTGTTCCCCTCAACGGTCGTGATGTTGTCGCCGTCGTACCCGACCACGATGCCCGTGTGGGTGCCGCCCCCAGCGCCGAAGAACACCTGAGCGCCGACAGCGGGATACGGGGAGAAACGCCCACGCTTCCGGAACCACGCCACACCCACAGCGCACGAAGCACTCTTCGGGTACAGCGACGCCATGCCCGCCTTGTCGGCGCACCACGCAACGAACGCAGCACACCACGGATACCCGTACCCGCCCTGACCGTAGCCCGGAATGAGCCCCAGCCAACGCGTGTACTTCGAATCGTTCACCCAGTGCCCGCCGGAACGCTTCTCCCGAGTTCCGACTTCACCGCGCGCAACAGAAACGATCTTCTCTATCGACATGCACACTCCGTCCATAACGAAGCCCCCCAGCCGGATTGCTGAGGGGCTTACCTACTCACGCGAGCAGGCTAGGCAGGCGCAATCAGCGTCTTCGTGCCGTTCGAGCCGATCCAGTACAGGGCGCCATCCTTCGCATACAGCGCGCCACCATTCGCGATCGCCGTCGCCGTAGGCTCAACACCCGCGTTCGCGATACCGAGAACACCGGAGCCCCCGCCGAACGTGACCGATGTGGAACCGATCTGCATGCCCAGCCCAGCGGCATACAGGGTTTCCAGCGTCACGATCTGCCCCAGCGCCGAAATGCGTGTGCGCACGGAGCCGTCCGAACTCCGCTGCCACTCCGTCATGTTGGCGCCCGTGGCCGCTGCGGCGCGCACCACGATGCCCGGCACGGCCTGATCCGGCATGCGCATATCGAAGTACGCCGAAGGGTTGTAGCCCACAGCGGCACCCATCGACACGCGCCCATTGCCGCTCAGCTTGAAATCTTCGCGACCCTTCGTGTTCCGCACGACAATGACGTTGCCCGTCGTGCCCGGCACACCATCGGCGCGCGGGGTCGAAGAGTTGATGAAGAGCGCCTGAGCAGCCGTACCCTCACCGGCCAGATCAATGGACAGCGCCGCCGCGCCCGCATCACTCGCACCTTCAGGCTTCGCGTGGGTGACCTTGATCGTGCCGGTGTCCTCTTCCCGGCCGCTCACCTGAACGGTAGAGAACTTCGGATTGTCGCTGACGGCATTTAGGGCGCTGCCCGTGCCCGACGTTGCCGCCATCCAAGCGGTGATCGCATGCCCGGCCGCCGTGACCGTCGACTTCGAAGTCAGACCATGCTGCGCCGTATCGATACGGACCGTGCCCGTGAACGTGCCGCCCGTCTTCTCAACAGCGTTCACGTCAGCGGCAGTCAGCGAAATGTCAGCGGCCGACTTCCCGTTGACCGACTGCACAACCCCGGGGTCGCCCTTGTCGCCCTTCAGCGACGCAACCCAATCGGACTCCGGCCCGACAAACCCGTTCAACACCGCAATCTCGTACGCGCTGAGCCCCGGCACGGCAACGTATGTCGGCGTACCCGGATCGGCCGGAGCCACGTCAGCAAGGTCGACCGTGCGCAGCGGAGTATCACGGGGGAGCACCATGGAATACGTGCGCGAACCCGTAATGCCGGTCAGGTTTTCCTTAACCGTCCACGTCCACCCGGACGGGTTCATATTCGGTGCGTCCGTAGCGGGCAGATGAACACCAACGTTCCCGTCAGCGTCGATAATCTGCCCCTTCTCGTCGAGCGACGCGACGACCGGTCCGGCAATGAAAAGGTCCGACTCCGCGAACGTCAGAAGCGGCGGACCCGTAAACGTGACCGTCCCCTTCAGCGCACGACCGTCCGGACCCTTATACGTGCCCGTCACCCGGACCGTGGGAATCTCATTCGGCAGACTCACAGTGCGTCGCCCCCTATCAGTTGGTCAATGTGTCGGCGCAGGTCGCGATTCTCTTCGCGCAACAGCCCGACTTCGCGGCGAAGCTCTTCGTTCTCTTCCCTCAGCGCGCGCACTTCCGTCACGAGCGTCTTCACGTCGTCGCTGAGCCGGTTAGCGCGCGAAGTCTGCGCTTCCGCCTCATCACGCCACGCGTCACGCGCACCCGTCCGAACCTGCCGCGCGACAAGCATCAGGAACAGCGCGCCCGCTCCGACCACTTCGGCCACGCCGACAAGCTCACTCAGCCCCATTGCGGCGCGCCCCCGTCCACCGGCGTTAGCGTGCCGTCAATGCGCGGGTTGCCGTTCGTGGCCTCTTCCACGTACGTGCCCAGCGGGACACCCGTCACGAGCGTCGGGTCACCCATGCCGACCGTCACATAGTTGCCGCCGACTTCCGCCCGCTTGTTAACCCGGTACTCAACGACAAACCCCTTCCACACGTTCGGGTCATCGAAGCCGATTGGTTGAGGGTGAATCCACGAGTATGTGAGCCGACGTGTGAACCCGTTGTTCGGCGCGGGGAAATCCGACGTGGCGTCAAGGGTGAACTCCGCCGTCTTCCCGCCCGACACGAAGTCACGAATCCACACGGTCACAGACACGTCCGGCGGACCCGATGCCGTCCACGGAATGTGAAACGGAATCTGAAGGATCATGACCGGCTGATTCAGGCCCGTTGAATTGATCAGCCCCAGCGCATGCGCAGTGACCGCGTCAGCCTGCCCTTCAAGAACCGGCGACTGATACGACGAGTACGGCATGGGCTGATTCACGCTGCCCAGCTTCGGCTTCCGCTCAAGCGCAGCAAGGCGCCGCTTCATTTCGTTCAGCTCCGCCACCAATGACGGGGGGAGCGCGTTAGCTTGGATCGCCACTTACGAAAACTTCCTTACTGGCCAACGACAGCGAAGCCGTTTCCGTGCCGTTGACGTCGACATTGTTTCTGCGCTCCACAATCACGAACTCTTCCAACAGCCGCACATAGCCCGAATCAGCGACCACAGTCCCATGCGCGCCAACAAGGAACTTGCCCGGCTCATACACGCCCGGGTAAAGATTCAGCGTGGGACCGGCAATCGGCTGACGCCCCACAGCGCCCAGGGCCGAAGCCTTCGGCATAAGTTCCGCCGTCGACTTCAAATCCGCGTACGTGACAACCTGCGTCATTGCCGGGCCCGGCAGATCGTTCGACGTGATGTGGTACGGCTTCACGCCCGTGCCCATGTCGGCGCCGAACGCCACAGCCCGACTCGCCAACTTGCTTGCGTCGTACGTCACCTGAGCCACGTCGGCGTTCTTGCGGTGCGTCAGCGTCGGGAACGTGTGCGCTAGGCGCTGCTGAGGCACGATTCGGTGCCCGATACGCGTCCGCTGAGCGTCCGCCCAAAAAGTCTCGTACCGGAAGTCGAATCCGCCCTCTTCGTCAGCAAGTTCGGCAATCGCTTCCGACATGTTCTTGAACTCCGCGAAGCCCCACGCGCGAGAACGAGTGCGGCCGGTCGTCGCCAACAGCGAAGTATCCGTGCCGATCCCGCCCGTATCGTTCGCGTAGTCGATGAACTCACGGACAAGGAACATTTGGTCAGTCTTACGGGAGTACCCGCCCGGCATATCGAGATAGCGCACGCTGTAGTAGCTGTGCCACCCGGACGCGTTCAGCGTGAGCGTGCCCGCAGCCAAATCCGCCGCTGCCGTCCACAGCATGCCGCCCCAATCGGGCTCCCCATCCCGCAGCACCACAAGCGCAGAACGCCCACACTCAAGCGTGTCCGGGTCCGCAGCGTCGAGCGGCATACCGAACGTCGCCCCCGCTGCCGCATTCAGCGTCTCGCCGTACGCGATACCCGAGACGGGCAACGTGGCAATCACGTCACCCGTCTTCGCCTCAACCTGAAGCACCTCAAATTCCGTCACCGGGCATACCTCCTACCTACATGAAGGGAGTCGGTCACGTGTTATGCGGCGACTTCACGAAGCGGGTATTCACGTACAGCGCATTCACGTTGCCGTTATTCGCGTACTCGATACCGCCATTCGCCATAAGCGCGATACGGCCAATACCACCCGCCGACGTAGCGCCGAAAGTCTGAGCCCCGGCGGCGTACGTGTTTTGCTTCGGCCGGGAAATACCCGTAGGGATCAGCGCCGGAATGATCAGGCTCTTGAAGTCGGCCGTAACGGACGTGTTCAGTTGCCCGCTCAGCTCCCAGCAATCGGACGACTCCCGGATGTACAGCGCGCCCGTGAACGTGACCGTCTGACCGGTCGAAGTCTGCACTGACTGAAGCGTGCACGTGCGCCACGGGCCCGGATCCGACGTATGCCACTTCGCGTCGGCCGTCCGCACCCAACGCTGATTCGTCCCAGCGTCGTACAGCGCGAAACCCGTCGGGAAGCCGGAAGCGGCCGGAAGCTGACCGCCCCAGTCGATAGCAAGGTGTCCGTTCGCCAACGTGGCCTGATCCGGGTACGCGCTCGTCGCGCGCACTTCATCAACCGTGAACGTCGTCGACGCCTTCGGCACATTCACCACAGCGATAGCAACGGCGCCCTCCGGACGAGCCGGAACCGTGGGGGCCGCAGCGGGCTCACCCGGCACAAGCTCAATCGCCAACCCGTTCACACCGTCAGCGGCAAGCGTCGTGATGCGCGCAACAATCAGATCCTTGCGCGGGTTGTCGTTGCTCGCCGTCGGCACCGCAAGCGTCTCACCCGAAGACCACGCCCACGTGCCGTCAAGCATCACGTTACCGGCGCCGACAGCCACCGACCGGTTCGTCAGATTCGGCGTAGTGAGGAACTGGGTAGTCGACGAGAAGACAAGCGTGAACGTGCCCGACGGCAGAACCACCCGCTGCCAATTGGCAAGTCAGCTCGCCCCATACCCAAC